TATGATATGTTCCTTACTGGTAGTATAGTATTATTAGATGGTGCGAATTTATATAATAGAATAGGATTTACTGGACAGGAATATATTCGAATACATATCGGTGGTATACAGGGAAACGAACAAATAGTCCCAGAAGACCAGAGAATTAATCAAGTATTTCGAATATTTAATGTATCTTCTAAGTATCAAGACATAGAGAACCCTAAATTACAATTTTATCGTCTGGAATTTTGTTCACCATTACTCTACGAAGCACGAACTCAGAGAATATCTCAGGCATATAGGAATAATACTTCGAATTTAATCGGAAATATATGTAAAGAATATTTGGGTTTCTTAGATAATAAAAGTGTGCCTGAAGGCCGTGTGAAAGGGGGGAAGGAACTCGGTAACTTCTTCACTGAGTTTAGGACTAATGTGGGGAATCAGAGTCGTCTCGTAGTACCTAACTGGACTGTATATAAGACTTTAGAGTGGCTGAGAGACCATACATGTGACCCAAATGACGAGACTTTCGGAGATTCTTTCTATTTCTATCAGACAGCGACCGAAGGATTCAAGTTTCATTCAGTCAGTAACATGGGAAATCGCCAGTATTTGAAAGGTAGAGTGTCATTTGCACCGCGTATGAGTGATGGTAATGAGTCATTTAACTATGATTTTGAGGAAGGAACTGGTCATGACATCCTTGCATATGGTAAAGATGACCTACATAACATAATTGAATCCCATCAACAAGGCTTATATAGTGGTAGTATAACACTTTACGATACCAAAAGCAAGGCCTATCAGACTATAGAGAGTAACTTTAGTCAACAATTTAAGTTAAATAATGATGGAGAATATAAGGGTAATCCTAAGTTATTTGCAAAAGCGCCCAACTTTCGTCTGGGAGATGAGAATATAAAGATACCAGCAGATGGTGGTAATGTAGGTGAAGATATGCCTCAGGCTGTAGATGCATTAAAGCGCCCAGATATTCAGAGACGCCATGGTGCAGTATACTTTGACTATAAGAATCCCTTTGCATTCTCTGGGGGCCGTGAAGGTATAGGGCCTGAGTCGTATGGGACTAGTACTCTAAGTAAGTTTAATAGAACTAGAGTAGAACAATTATTTAAGAACAATAGAATGAATATACAGATTGCTGGTAGGACTAATATTGCATGTGGTATGACTATATTAGTTGATTTAAAACAAGGATATACTACCATGACCAAGGATGAGATGACACATAATAATGAGATGTTGGTTGAAGGTATTACATGGATAGGAACAGAAGATGGCTTGGAGACACAACTCACAATCACTTCGACAGGACATGAAGTACCTATGGACTCATTCGTAGACCATGAACTTGCACCAGAACATTAGACAGCCTCGAAGGGACAGTGTTTTGGGACTCCTAGACTATTTTTTTCTGCCCTTTTGCTGGCCTGAAAATGTCTTGGGAAGTTATGGGACTCCTAAGTTTATTTTGGGACTCCTAAATAATATTTAATAGGGAGATTATATGTTAAAAGATATACTAGAAACTCACAGAAAAATGATGTATGAATTTATGGAAGTTGCTGGAGTTGATGATTATGGATTGGCATGGATTTGTTTTTTAAAAGGTGTTGCATTTACATCTTTTATTGTTTGGATATTCTAATGAGTTATGAAATGAAAGGTATAAGATGTTTTTTAAATAGTAAGATACACAATGCAGTCTGTACACATACAGATGTGGACTATGAGGGTTCTATTCTCATAGATGAAGACTACATGGATGAGGTGGGACTCCTAACTCATGAACAGGTAGATGTATATAATAAGACAAATGGTAATAGACATACTACATATGTTCTACCACTACCCAGAGGTTCAAACCGAGTTGAAGTAAATGGTGCTGGAGCCCACCTTACAGATGTAGGAGACGAATTAATTATTTGTTCCTACATTCTTTTAGACACTAATCTAGAAGTATTACCCTTACGACACGAACCGAAGATTAAAATAATAGAGAATAATTAAATGGCAAAGTTTACAGGATTACATAATAATTTTTATACAGGTGTGGTAGAAGACCGAAATGACCCACTAAGTGTTGGTCGTGTTCGTGTGAGAATATATGGTCTTCATACCGATGATAAGTCTCTCATTGCAAGTTCCGATTTACCTTGGAGTGATGTTCTTATGCCTGTCACTGCACCAGCACTATCTGGTTTAGGTATGTCTCCACATGGTTTAGTAGAAGGTTCTACTGTTATGGGATTTTACCGAGACGAAGACGATATGCAAGACTTTGTAGTCATTGGTAGTCTCTTTGGATTTCCAACCGAAGACTACCGAATTGAATCAAGTAACGATGGCAAGAGTACTACTAAAGGTCGAAGTGCTAATTTTGGATTTAATGACCCTCGTTTACCAGAGAAAAAAGAAGATAACTTTGGGCCCGATATAATCAGTGGTTCATCCGATGTAACTTATAGTGGTGTAGAAGGTACTGATTCCGATAGTGGTAAGAACTGGACTCTACTGGGTAATCTAGACAATGCACCTCTTGGTAGACCGACCTCTTTAGAAGTTTCGACCACTAAAACTGGTGCATTAGGACTTACAGGAGACCCTATTGTCGATGGTAAAGGTGTCAAAATAAACAATGCAGAACGAGGGATTAATTATCCTAGAGATTTTTATACTAAAGATGCTCTATCAGATGTCAATGAAAATGCAATCACAGGTGGTAGTTCGACTTATCCAAATAATTTAATTCTAAAACACCAAGGTAATACAGTCAAAGAAGATTATGACAGAGGACTTGCACCGAAGTATCCATATAATCATATGATAGAAAGTGAGGCTGGTCATGTCCTAGAGATGGATGATACACCAAATCACGAAAGACTACATTTATATCATAGGTCTGGAAGTCGTATAGAGTTTATGCCTAAGGGTGATGCAGTCATGAAGGTCATGAATAATTCCTACGAGGTAATATTAAAAGATAAAAAAATATTAATTGCTGGTAGTGCAGATATAGAACTTGCAAATGGTGATTATAATTTAATTACTAAAAAGGGTACAACCGAAGATGGTGGTAATGTTTTTATTACATGTGATTCTGATATTAATCTTACAGCCACAGGTGCAATTAAATTAAAAGGGAATGTATCAGTCAATGGTACTGCATATGATTAATGCCAGAAGAAACTACAGTAGAAAAAATACCATGTCCGAAGGTAATTGTTCCAACTGCTGACGACCTAGAAAAAATAATAATTTTTATTGGTAACAAATATGGTTGGGAATATATTGAACCTCTCAACGAAATATTAGGTGCATTTCCATTATCTCATTCTTGGGATGGTATTACTTTAGATATACCAGAACTAGAATGGGAAAACAAAATACAAGCAATCATCGAAGAATTTAAATTATATCCGATTGTAAAGATTGCAGAAACAATTGGAAAATTAGTTCCCATAGATTTAGTTATAATAGAACCTATCACAGGTATTCAAGTCGATGTAGTTGCATTGATATCAGACCCAGATTATAAAGCAAAACTCCTAACAGAATTCCAAGAGGCTGGTGATGAAATAATAGATTTACTTGTTCCAGACTTTGTTCTAGAAAACTGGGATGGTACAGAAGGTATTGATGTACCAGCAATTAAATTATCTAAAGCATGGAAAGAGTTTGTACGAAAAGTTAAAAAGATAATGCAAGGGAATATCTTTGAAGCATTTGAACCTTTATTTGACAATGCAGCTGTAAAGGCAGTGGTGGAAGTATTAGAATTATTACCAGCACCAATCTCAACAATACTTAAAATATTACTTGACTTACCTAAGATGGTTGCAAATGGTGGTAAATTAGATTTTGATACTGATAAATTTCTTATGGACTTGAAAAAAGAATTCAAAGAAGCAGGAAAAGATTTTCAAGAAGAACTACTTGCAATGCCTATACCAGTAGTATCAGAGATTGCTAGTGAAGCTGAAGTGTTAGGTCTTGAGTTACCAGAGACACTAGGTGATTTAATTAATCTAGAAGATATAGGTGAGTTTAAGAAAATAGATTTTCCAAACTGGAATATAGATAAGTTGGGAGATAGACTCAAGAACTTTATAGAAAACTTACCTCAAATGTTACTTGAAGCGTGTCTCGAAAAACTTACGAAACTTATTAAGTTCTTTATACCAGCAGATTTACCACTACCATTTACTCTATGTTCGTTCTTAGAAATAATTGGTATGCCAAAAGAAATATCAATTGATAATCTAATAGAAGAAGGTGCATAAATAATAGTATGAGTGGAAATTATGTAAAAAATCAAAACAAGATAACTGCAAGAAGGTGGTATACTGATATGGATTTAAATATCACACCACATCCTTCTACTGGAGATTTAATTCTTAAGTATGACAAAGACGCAATCAAAAGGTCACTAAGAAATATTATGTTGACTAATGATTACGAAAGACCTTTTAGACCAGGCTTTGGTGCAAATCTAAGAAGTCTTTTATTTGAACTTGCAGATGATATTACTAAGTTTGAAATAAGAAAACAAATTACAGAAGCAATAGAAGACTTTGAACCTAGAGTTGCGATTGATGAGATATATTTAAATCAAGATAGAAATAATAGAATGTATATCAATATTCACTATGGAATTAGAGGTGTACCAGAAGCACAAGAGTTGGAAGTTGTATTGGAGAGAGTACGATAATGGCAGTTAAAAGTTCACAAATTAATATCACCGATTTAGACTTTGATGATATTTCAAAAAATTTAAAAGAATATCTTAAGGGTCAACAGACTCTTAAAGATTACAATTTTGAAGGGAGTAATATTAGTTTACTCATAGACCTTCTTGCATATAGTTCACATGTATCAGCTTTCAATGCAAACATGGTTGCATCTGAGTTATTCTTAGATACTGCACAGATAAGAAAGAATGTAGTTTCTCGTGCAAAAGAAATAGGTTATACACCTACTAGTGCAACTGCCTCAATGGCAACAATAGATTTACAAGTAAACAATCCTATTATTGGTGGACAAGTACCCACAACACTTACACTTAATAGAGGTCATAAATTCAAAACAGTATTCGATGGATTTAATTTTCCATTTGTATTACTAGAGTCAACAACAATATCACCATTGAATGGTGTTTATAAATTTGAAGGTCTTGAGTTATATCAAGGAACAATGAACTCAGACATATTTTTATACAATGGTCAAGTACAAAATCAAAGATTCCCATTGACAGAGGAAGGAGTAGATACAAAAAGTATTACAGTTACAGTAGAGTCAACAGGTGGTTCTAGTTCTGCATGGACAGAATCTACAGATATTAGTGGTTTAGATTCTACAAGTAAAGCATGGTATGTACAAGAAAATGACTTAGGACAATTTGAAATATATTTTGGTGATGGTGTAATTAGTGCAGAACCTTTAGATGGTGACACGATTACAGTGTCATACTTAGTAACAAATGAAGACCATATAAATGGTGCAACAGTATTTACCATGACAGATTCAATTGCAAATAATACAGATGTTACAATAACAAATGTAACACAGTCTTCTGGTGGTAAAGAAAAAGAGTCTGTAGACTCAATTAAGTTTGCAGCCTCTAAGTTTTATACATCACAAAATAGATTAGTAACAGTAGATGATTACAAATCTAAACTACAAACTTTATACCCAGGCGCAGATTCTATATCTGTTTGGGGTGGAGAAGATAACAATCCACCACAATATGGAAAGATATTCATTGCAATTAAGCCTGGGCAAAATGTAAATAGATTAACAAGTTCTGAAAAAGTTATCCTAAGAGACAAGATGAAATCACTAAATATGTTAACAGTCAGACCACAAATAGTTGATGCTGATATTATTGATATTGCAATTACAAGCAACTTCAAATTTAACCCTCGTGCAACAACTAAAACTGTATCTGAACTAGAAACACTTGTTAGGGCTGCAATTGTAACACACGACAGTACCTATCTAAGTGGGTTTGATAGTATTTTTAGGCACTCAGTTCTAGCAAGAGACATAGACAGTGCAGAATCTTCGATTCTTTCGAACACTACAACTGTCAAACTTCGTAAAACAATCTCACCTACACTGAGTGAGAGTAAAGGTTACACTGTAGAATTTGGCAGTGGTAACTCTTTCTACAATCCACATACAGGACACAACAAACACAATGGTGGTATATTAACAACCACAGGATTTATCGTATCTGGTGATACCCAGACTTCTTTCTTTGACGATGATGGAGAGGGAAATCTTCGAAGATATTCTATGGTTGGTTCAACAAGAGTTTATAGTGATAATCAAGCAGGAACAGTTGATTACACAAATGGTAAAATAACAGTTAATGGTATTAATATAATTTCAACAAATAATACCGATGGAACAATTCACTTTGTAGTGATTCCAAATTCATATGATGCAGTTGCATTTAGAAATAACCTTCTAGATATTAACACATCATTGATAAATGTGACTGGTGCAACAGACACCATCGCATCTGGTGATACGAGTGCTGGGGTGGGATATACATCCTCGTCTAGTTACTCCTAAACTATGATTCATGTGTATGCATGAAGTAATATTCCCACATGGTGTGGGTTTTTAAAATGCTAAATTAGAGAGGAAACTTAAAATGGCAGATAAAAAAGTAACGGCCTTATCAGACCTTGGTACAGGCATAGCAGGTGAAGACTTGCTTCATGTTATTGACGACCCTTCTGGTACTCCAGTAAACAAAAAGGTTACAGTCAGTAATGTTTTAAACAACCTTCCAGATTATCTTGGATTTGCTCAATCAGCAGAAGCTGTATCATTCAGTTCAAACGCTGCAACTGCAACAATAGGTAAATGGGCACACTACTTAACTTCAAGTTCAAGTGGACAAGATATCCTAACTTTAGGAAATGGTTCTACAGGACAAATCAAATATTTTTGTCTAGTAAGTGATGGTGGAAGTTCTCCAAGAATTACTCCATCAGGCACATTTACTGGTGGTTCAAATGTAGAACTTGACAGTGCTGGTGATTCAGTTGTAATGTTATACACTGGCTCAACATATGGTTGGGTTGTTATAGGTGGAAATTCCTATACTGTTAATGCTTAAGGATAATTAATAATGCCCATTCTCAATAATAGAATAACCGACCAATTACATGAACTCTTACCAGAGTACATGAATGAGGAAGGACAAGGATTTAAGAAGTTTCTAACTGCTTACTTTGATTTCTTAGAGAAGGGCATCCTTACATATGAACAGGGAATAGACCTAGAAAAAATAGGTTTAGAAGATGGGGAAGGAAGTCTTCTTCAAGAAAGAGGAACTTTCGACCCATCTCCTTTATCTAAAGCAGAATTCCTATATGAACAAAACACGACAGGTGTATCACAAACTGGTTCATGGGAAATAGGTGAATATGTAGTTGGTTCTACTTCTGGTGCAACTGCAAGAATCGATGTTATTGGAGATGGCACCAATAAACTTTATATCGAAGTATTTACTGAAGCACAATTTTTACCAGAAGAAACAATCGTTGGACAAAATAGTAACTACACTGCAAAGGTAGGTTCTTTCGAAGGTGGTGCATTATTCGCTGCAAACAATTTGTTAGACTATGCAGATGTAGATAAAACAACAGGAGACTTTTTAGAATACTTCCGAAGAGACTTCATGCCTTCGATTGATGCAACTATTCTTGCAGATAAAAGATTACTTGCAAAACATATAAATCAAATCTATCTTGCAAAAGGTAGTATGGCATCATACGATTTTTTATTTAGAGCTCTATACAACGAAGACATATCAATTAGTTATCCACAGGATAATGTTATAGCACCATCACAATCTAAATGGACAGAATCTACAGTTATACATTTACATTCTACAGAAAATCTACTTGAGTATAACAAAGGAAAAGTAGTAAAGAAAAATTCAGAACAACAAGTAGTAACAGAAATACAAGCAGACACAATTACAAGAGTCACTTCTGGAGAAGGAGACAATGTTTATAGAGTGGTAATTATGGAGCCATTCATAGGTTCATTGACTATAGGTGACTCAGTAGAATTACAATCAAGAACAGACAATTTAAAATTTCATCTTGCAACAGTAAGAGGTATCATAACAGACTTAGATGATACAGAGGGTAACATATTACTTAGACTTGAAGATGGTAATGGATTCTTTTCATCTGAATCAGATGACACAGAAGCATTTCAATTAGAAGACCAAGAGGCTGGAAGTTTATTAGTATTAGAAGAAGGAACACAAACAGATAATAGTCTAAATGAGTTACATGGTAAGACACCAATACTAGTTAGAGAAACAGTTAACACTCCAAATACAGAAGCAGAAATTGGTGGTGCAATGAAATCAGAACAAGTATCTAGGGGTTCATTATATTCACTATCAGAAAATGTTACAGTAAATTTACCACAATCAGAACTTGGTGTAGGAACAGCTGCAAAAACATTAGTAGGTGAAGCCACAGATGGTAAAGTAGAAAAAGTTTTAGTAGACCCATCTAATCGAGGAACAGGATACGAAGATGGTGACTTAGTAGTATTTGATAATAGAGATAGCGGTGGAACACTTGCACAAGGTGTAATCACATCTATATCTGGTGATATACTATTAGAGTCTGGTACTACATTTGGTGCATTTGAATTTACTGCAACAGGTGGACAAACTACATTTACTGGAAGAGATAAACATAATAATCTTATGGTGTATGACCCAGAGAATGTTATAGTCCGAGTCAAGAGAGCAGATGCAACACAGAACATAACTGCACAAGGTGGTAATATTAACTTCTCAGTATTTGAGGAAGTTACAGGTGGTGCAAACATAGCACTCAATGGTAGTTCAGTAGTATTCATAGGAACTTATGCAAACGCTTCTCATGCAAATTATGTTGGTAATGCTGGTACAGTTATAGAAGTATTTGCACAACCAGAAGAAACAACTTTAATTCTAGAAGATGGATTACAATCTTCTGGAGATGACAAACTTATTTTTGACCAGTCTGGTGCAAATCCAACTGGTGCAGTACAAAGAGTTAGAGTAACAACAAGTGGTGTAGGATATACTTCTTTACCTAAAGCTTTTGCTGGTGGTGAGGTATTCTATACAGAAGAGACTACACCAGAATTTACTATAGGTGAAACTGTTACATCTGGAACAACAACAGGTATTTTAGTTGACCATGATATAGGTGCAAAGAAACTTGTCATAGGTAAACTACAAGGTACAACAGATACTACAACATTTGCTGTAGGTGGTACTATTACAGGGTCATCTTCTAATGCAACTGCAACAGTAAAACAAAATAGTTTTACAACAGGAACAGGTCTTAAGGTATTACCTTATGGTGATTCAATTGGAAGAATAGGAAAACTTAGAGTTATTGAAGAGGGTAATCACTTTGATAAATCAAAAGGTATACCAGACTTTGTATCACACTTTATTGTAGGTAGTGTATCATCATCACCAACTGTAGATACAACTGCAACAGGAGATGTAAGTGGTGCAATAGGTACAATTAAAAACTTTGATGGTGATAGAGGGATACTTTCTATAGACACCTCATCTGGTTTCTTTTTGAAAAATGAAACTGTAACTACATCCGACAATAAAACATTTAAAATATTAGAAGGTAACCCAGCAACAGTCAGTGCAAACAATAATGTATTTGCAAAAATAGATGGTAACTATACTAGTGATGTAGGATTCCCATCTGTTACTGCACAAAGAATACAAGACTCAAGATTCTACCAAGACTTTTCATATGTAATTAAAGTAGGACAAAGTATTAATAGATATCGTTCTATTGTTCAACAATTACTAAATCCAGCAGGTACAATTTTCTTTGGTGAAGTTGCAATTAAAAATGTTATACAAGCAAGTGCAGAAACATATCGTGCTGGTTCTAATACTGAGGGATTTGATGGTGATAGAGTTACAAGGTCTTTCATACCAACACTTATTATTGGTTCTAAAATTGACCCAGCAAAAATTATCCTAGAAACAGGAACAGTTGCACCAGGCGAAGAAGAAGTATTCTATGCAGAAGAACAAAATGTTATTTTAGAATCTGGAGAAGGTGTTGCAGTAACAGAAAGATTTATTGCAGATGACAGATTAAGATTAAATCTAAGTACAACTGATATGTCACCAGCTGGTGCAAGAGACTTTACTATAGGTGAGACAGTATCACAAAAATTATTTAAAGCTCCAATTAGAGGAGACATAGGAGAAATCACAGGTAGAGTTGTTGATAGAGAAAGAGATGAAAGTGGTAACTTACTTGCAGACCCATCATTTATAATTATTGATACTATTAGACCAGACCACACTGCAATGAAACAATTAACTGTAGAAGGTGGTAGAGCAGGTATCTTTACTTTGTTTATGGAAACACATGGTGACTGGAAAACAGACCAGTCAGATACAGATATAGAATTTATACATGGTCTTGTTGGACAGTCGTCTGGTAAAAAAGCAATTATAAACTCAGTAGTTGACAACAGTGTTAAAACAGACCAAGGTTCTGGACAAGCATTTATTGTTGGGGAAACAATTACAGAATCCGATGTTGGATTGTATGATAGGATTATTCGTGCAAATGTAACTGCACATGGACATCAAGTTATCAAAGAACTAGAGATATATCCTCATTATGCACATCACCGAATCTATTATAACACTTTAGACAATGCATTGTCAATAGGTCAAACCATAAAAAATAATGGTGTGTTAGGTCGTGTTATGGAACATGATACAGTTAATAAGTTCATTATAGTTTGGTCTGGTGCAGATTCGTTTGGTTCAAATGTAGGTAACTTTACTACAGGTGCAGTCACAAACGAAGCAGGGACTACAACACACTTTACTGCAACTGTAGTAGAAATGCATCATGTACATGAAAGTATAGTTGAATTTGATGAAGGACACAACTCTCCAGTATCAGTCCCAAGTAGACCATCAACAAGTGTCGACCCAAATGCAGCTTCACATTTAACATCTGAATTTTATAATGGTGAAACAAGACAACATAGAAAGAACATTACAATACTACAAACTTTTGCAAGTGCAAATACTAAGTCTGGTAAATTACTAACTATCGTACCAGATAGTAAAGAGGATGCAAATCAACAAGGACTAAGAGGTAGTGGTGGTGGAACAACTGCAATCGTACAAACAGGTGGATTGGATTGGGGTGAAACAATTAAGAGTGCAAATAGAGATTCTATAATTAACAACCTTGTAACAGGAAGAGAAAGACATAAAGTTCCATCTGATGCAAAACGAATTAACTCAGTTGCAAATGTAGATGAAGAGTTTATCATAACAGAAGATGGTTCATATCTAATAGAAGAATTAGACCATGGATTCTTGATGGCAGAACCAGAGGCAGAAAAATATAATTCACTAACTACAACAGATGGACATTATTATGTTGGTGATAAATGGACTGTAGACCCAACAGAAGAACTAACATTAGAAAATGGTGGTAGACTTGCATTAGAACTTGCAACAGACATAGAAGAACATGAAAGATTTGTGACTGAAAGGTCATATAACTTGGGTTCATATTTTATGAAATCCGAAGTACAAGATACACTTGTATATGAAGATGGAACAAGAATAATCCAAGAAGATGCAATATCATTTGGTGAACCAGTCGAAAGACTTGGCCCAACACTAGGTGACCTTGCAAAAGTAGGTTTCTCTCAAACACTTAAGTTTGAGGAAAGGATAACACAGGAAGATGGTAGTGAGATTCTCTTTGAGAATGAGGCAGGTAGATTACTTGTAGAAGCACCATATGAAGGTGTTAAAATTAGTGATATAAGTACTTTATATCCAAATAGAAGTATTTCTGATTTACAGGAACATGGTGGACGAAGTATGATACTAAATTATCCAGCTTCTGTACAATCTGGTGTATAAATACATATAAATACTTAATAGAAAATATTTTTAACTTAGAGGAAGGAAAAAAATGGCAGCGATAATTACAGAAAAATTTCGTCTCCACAATGCAAAGGAATTTAAACAAAGTGCTACTGAGACTAATAACTCAATGTACATGTTTATTGGAAGACCTTTGTCGTGGCCAGACGACAACACACCGCCTACTCCAGTTGACTCTCTAAATGATGAGTATGATGCATATGCAAATATGACAGCACTTAAAAAAGTTAACGCAACAGATGTAAGTCATGCCATTATCCGAAGAGACTGGACAAGCGGAACAGTATATGACGAATATCGTCATAACTATACTTCAAGCAACACTGCAAACAGTGGTGCATCAACCTTATGGGCATCATTATTTTATGTTGTCACCAGTGATTACAATGTATATAAAGTAATCTCAAACAACAATGGTGCAAACTCAACAGTTATGCCAACAGGAACTTCAACAAACATCTTAACAACAGCAGATGGATATAGATGGAAATACATGTATTCTATTTCTGCATCCGATGTTATTAAGTTTGTGACATCTGATTTTATACCAGTAAAAACTATTGGTAGAAAAGAAGCAGTAGAAGGTGATGTTGGTGGATTAGGAGTTGCAGCTGCAGATGATAACTCTGCACAATGGGATGTAGAAAATGCAGCTGTTGATGGAACAATCGAACATGCAAGAGTCACAGCAGGTGGTTCTTCATATGGTTCAGATGGTACATCTAATGTTGCAATCAGTGGAGATGGTCAAAGTGGACAACTTACAGTAACAGTATCTTCTGGTGCTATTACAGCAGTATCAGTAAATGCAGTGGGTAGTGGATACTCAGTTGCAAGTATAGATAATTCTTTACTACAAACTGCAACAAGTTCTTCTGGAACAGGTGCAACTTTTGACATTATTGTCAGTCCTAAGAATGGACATGGTTCAGATGCAGTAGAAGAACTAGGTGGAAACTATGTCATCGTAAACTCTCGTTTAGAATATGCAGAGGGTTCTGGTGACTTCCCAACAGACAACGATTTTAGACAGATTGGACTTATTACCAATCCAACAAATGCTGGTGGTAACACATTATCAAGTGCAACCACACTAAGTGCATTAAATAGATTTACAATGACTTCTGGTGCAACTATGCCTGTAGTTGATGACTTTATTGCAAATGCTGGAACAGTTGTTGCTGGAACAGCAGTAGGTAGAGTGGTATCAGTAGATGCAACAAATAGACATGTATTCTATTTACCAGCATCTGATTCAGTTGGAAACTTTAGTAATTTTGCAAATGGAAATACTATACACGCAGGAAGTACATTAGGTTCACTTGCAAGTAAAGGAACAATCTTATCTAGTGGTGGTATAAGTGCATCGTTTCCAGAAGTACAAAGAAACTCTGGAGATATTGTATATCTAGAAAATAGAGGTGCAGTTGCAAGGGCAGCTGACCAGATTGAGGATATTAAACTAATTATAGAAATGTAGGATAACTAACAGTGGCTCAAAAAACAGACCTTAATGTTAGTCCTTATTATGATGACTTTGATGAGAGCAAGAGTTTCCATCGTGTTCTCTTCAAACCATCAGCTGCAATTCAAGCTAGGGAACTAACACAATTACAATCAATACTTCAAAACCAGATTGAGAGGTTTGGTTCTCACATGTTCAAAGAGGGTGCAATCATCCTTGGTGCAAGAACTAACTATGACAATCAATACTTTGGAGTAAGGGTTGAGGATTTAAATCCAAATGGAAGTGGTGTGTCTGCCACTGAATCTTTTCGTGCAGACTCAGTAGGTAAGTTTTATAAAGGACTTACTTCTGGTGTCATAGGTAAAGTAGTAAATACAAGTCAGAAAACAACAGATGATAATTTAACATTACATGTCAAATATCAAGCAACAGGTAATTCTGGTTCTACATTTTTTACAGAATTTCAAGATGGTGAAACTTTAGATGAAGTAACACAGGATGCAAATGGTCTTGGTGGTTATACAAGTGCTGGTTCAGCAAATCAATTCAAAGTATTCTCAGTAGCAGGTTCTATAGATGTAGGGTCAATGGTAGGTTCAGCTGCAAGTATATCCGAAGGTATTATATACACACGAGGTATGTTTGTCAAGGTGCCTGCACAAACAATCATACTAGAAAAATATTCTAATACTCCATCATTTAAAGTTGGTGTAGACATTGCAGAAACACTTACCACATATTCAGAAGATAATAGTCTACTAGATAATGCACAGGGGTCATCTAACGAAAATGCTCCTGGCGCAGACAGATTAAAAGTACAATTAGTTCTTGCAAAAAAATCATTAACTGCAACAGACTCAACAGACTTTATCGAACTCATGAGATTAGAAGGTGGTGAAGTTGTTAGAAAACAAGAAATTACCGAATACAATAGACTACAAGAAACACTTGCAAGAAGAACATTTGACGAGTCTGGTGACTACACATTACAACCTTTCACTTTAGGGTTTAGAGAACATTTTAATGACCTATCAAATAATGGGGTATTCACATCTACAGATACTCCAGCTGGAAATATTAACAAATTTGTTTCTGTAATATCTGCTGGTAAAGCATATGTTAGAGGGTTTGAGGTCGATAAACAAACACCTACATTTTTGACAATAGACAAAGCAAGAACAGTAAAGTCAAGAACTAGTGTTGCATCTCCATTTAGAATTGGAAACTTTTTAAAGATATTTAATGTTTCTGGTCAACCAGACATAGGTGCATCTGGTAGTTTAGATGCATTTTCAACAGTAAATCTTTATGACACAGCAGGTGGTAGTGTTGCAAATAACGCTGCAGAAGGTTCTGGACAACACATAGGATTTGCAAGAGTCAGAGCATACGAACAATTTGATTCATCAAATGATTCATTACATTTATTTGATGTACAAATGTTTACTAAACTTACAACAGCTTCAGTATCATTTTCAAAAGGACAAAAAATTAAAGGTGTAACTTCTGGTGCAACAGGTATTGTTGCAGAAGCAGTTTCAAGTGGAACGACAGTATTAGTACATAGTGTTGTTGGTACTTTCCAAATAGGTGAGACAGTAAGAAAACATCAAAATGCATCTGGTGGTGTTGCAATTCAATCAAATGGAATAAGGAACTATGACATCGGTGCAATCAGAAAAGTATTCCAAGACAGAGCATCTGGAACATTCCAAGAGTTTGGTGCAGATGTTAGATTAGAAGATAACTTTACAATAACAGGACAGGGAACAGTTACAGTAGATGGTGACTCAAGTAACGATACTATAGAAGGTATTGCATCCAGATTTACAAGTGAACTTGTTGAAGGTGATAAGTTACTACTTTCAAATGGTGCAACTACAAATGTAATATCAATAACAGATAATGATACAGTAGTTGTATCTGATATTTCTGGAACAACTGGAGATATCATTAGTGGTAACATAGTCAGACAAAGAGCTAAGTTTTATAATCCAGACCAAACAGTTGCAATATCTGGATTACCTAATACTGGTATTAAAGAAATAAGTGCTGTTCAATCAGAAGTTATAAGAAGACAATTTTTAGAGGTCACCAATGGTAGTGGTCAAGTTACTTTAACTGCAAGTGATGGTACATTCAATACATTTAGTGAAGATGATTATCATGTAAGCAGTGTCGCAAGTAATGGTGCAAAGATATCAATATCAAGTAGTGATATTGCAAACCAAGGAACAAGTGCAATTACAATTAGTAATTTACCAGCAAGTCAGACAGTAAAAGTTATTGCAACAGTAACTAGGACATCTGTAAGTTCTGCAAGTAAAGCTTTAGTACAAGGTGCATGTGTTGTAGTTGGTACTTCAAACTCAACAAGTACTTATGGTAATTCATATTCTCACAAAGATATAACTTTAGGTGTAGGAGACATTTATACAATTAGAGGAATATTTGAAGGTGGTAATAGTATAAGTTCTGGTGGTGGAACATTATCAACAAACCCAGTACCACCATCATTTACATATACTGCTGATTCTGGTGGTAATGCATTATCTACAGGTGGAACAGAAGTTGTAGGTAATGTATCTGGTGCAAGAGGTATACTAATAGAAAATGCTGGTAATGAATTAGGTGGTACAAATGTATGTTATTTCTATTACAAAGAAAACTCTCCACTATTTCAAAATGGAGAAGGTATAACATTTAATGACAGTGGTTCAAAGTCTGGTGTCATTAGTAATTTATCAGCAGGTTCAAAAAATATAACAGATAACTTTATTCTTGATGATGGTCAAAGAGATGGATTCTATGCAAATGGTAAACTTACTAGAAAAGAATCTGCACCAGCACCTACAAATTCAATCATGGTCGTATTTGATTACTTTACACATAGTTCTGGTAATCATTTTAGGGGTGTATCATCATACCCTACTGAATTATCAATAGAGGAAATACCTACTTATCAAGCAGATAGATTTGACCCATCTGCATCTTTTGATGTTGATGGTGATTTTGCTCTTGCAGATGCAATAGACTATAGACCAAAATGTGCTCGTCTACTATCATCATCTCCAGATGCAAATGTTAGGTCAGCACCAGATATTTCTGATATAACTAATAATCCATTCTCGTATGGAAACACTACATTTGAAGGTAATGATGCAAATCCTTTAGACCTTGCAAAAATAGGTTCTAATATATTTGTAAATTATGAACATTATTTACCAAGAATTGATAGAATATTTTTAACAAACCAAGGAGAGTTTGAAGTTGTAAAAGGTGAACCTAGTGAAAAACCTAAAAAAGGTGCAAAGGTTGATAATGCAATTGAGATTGCAGAATTATTCATACCAGCGTTTACTCCAGTAGTCGGAGATATAATATCGAAGTTAGTGCATCACAGACGATACACTATGAGAGACCTTGATGGTATACAAAAAAGATTAACACAATTAGAAACTGCTGTTTCACTTTCTATGTTAGAAGAGAAAACAGAAACATTACAAGTTTTAGATGACGAAGGTTTTGATAGATTTAAATCTGGTTTTGTTGTAGATGCATTTAAAGGTCATGGGGTAGGAGATGTATTCCATCCAGATTATGGTGTTGCAATAGACCAAGCAGAAGGACTTGCAAGACCATCTCATAGAACAAATTATTTTGATTTAAGTTTTAATAGTGGTACATCATCAAACATAACACAAAGTGGTGATTTACTTACTTTACCATTTACCGAAGTTGCACATATTACTTCTAATAAAGCATCACAACAAGTAAATGTTAATCCATATGATGTTGCAAACTTTGTGGGTAGAATAGAATTAAGTCCAGACAAGGATGTCTGGCATGACATGGAAACTCTTCCTAGTATTACATCAAACAATGAAGGAAACTATGATGCAATATTAGCTGGAATAGAATTAGGAACAGTCTGGAATGACTGGCAACATTCATGGTCTGGAAGACCTATTGAAACTAGAGTTACAGATGAAGTACAAGAAACATTTTTTGGTTCTGGAGTTGCAATGGACGAAAGAGAACTTGTAGAAGAACAACAAAGAACAGGAAGACAAAGAAGAGGTCAAAGAGGAAGAGAAGGTAGGAGAGGTATTCGTACTACAATTACAAGAACAATTCCTACAAGAGCAACTAGAACAGGTATTATCTCAAATGTTGTAGAAGATATAGTAGAAACAAGAAATGACAGAGTAGTGGCTGTTTCTGCAATTAATTTCATGAGAGAAATTGATATTACAATTACAGGTGAATTACTAAAACCAAACACTGCATTAAATGTATTTTTTGATAATGTCAAAGTAAATGCACACTGTACTCCAGCATCTGCAACTTATGGTGTAAGTGGTGGAACTTCAAAGGGAACTCAGTTAGTAACAGATTTCCAAGGTAAATTAAATGCAACATTCTCAGTACCTAATAATGATACATTAAGATTTGAAACAGGTGTAAGAACACTTAAAGTTACAGATTCAACAACAGTAGATGGTGCATTATCAACTACATCTGGATTTGCAAACTTTATGGCAAATGGTTCATTAACATCTACACAAACAGAAATAATATCTACAAGAAATGGTAGAGTAGTACAAGAAACAGTAAACGAATCAAGAGCAAATCAACTAGTAACAACTAGTTCATCAACAGAATGGATTGACCCTCTTGCACAATCATTCCTTATAGAAAAAGAAGAAGGTGTATTTGTAAACTCAATAGAAGTGTTCTTTAGTGCAAAAGATGGTGGTGGATTACCAGTAACATGTTCAATTAGACAGATGTTGAATGGTTCACCAACTCAAAAAGTATTACCTTTTGCAGAAAAAACTTTATATCCAAGTGAAGTATCAGTTAGTGCAAATGCACAAACAGCTACTAAGTTTACCTTCCCAGCACCAGTATATCTAAATCCAAATACAGAATACTGTTTTGTGCTTGAGTCAAACTCAAATGCATATCTAACTTGGGTTGGTCAAATGGGTGATTTTGATGTTCATACAAAAGAACCAATCGATAGACAACCATACGCAGGTGTATTATTTAAATCACAAAATAGTTCAACTTGGAGTCCAGAACAATTACAAGATTTAAAATTTAATATTAATAGATGTAAGTTTACTCAATCATCTGGTAAAGTCATATTAGAAAACAATGCAATACCAGCTAAAAAGTTAAAGAATAACCCAATAGAAGTTGTAGGTTCTAGTGATAGAGATAGAATAAGAGTATTCCATAGTTCACATGGTATGTACGATACAGACTCAAGTGTAACTATAACTGGTGTTGTAGGTGACAAAGATAATGGTATAAAAACTCTTACAGAATCATCATCTGGAACAGGTGTAATTGGTACTTATACAGTAAGTAAAGATGGTAATGGAAATGGTAAAAATGCATCATTTGATATTACACTTGATACTACTTCTAATATATCTAATGTTATAATCAATGACCCAGGCGTAGGTTTTGCAGTAAACGAAACAGTTACAATTACACAAGCTGATGTGGGTGGTTCTGGTTCAACAACATTTGCAACATTAACAGTTACAGCAGTAGAACAAACTTTAGGTGGAATACCAATTAGTAAAATTAATACAACACATAACAAAGCAGTAAAATCATTTGATTTAGACTCTTATGAAATAGATATTAATCTAGGTAGTGGTAGTGGAGCTACTCATGGTGGTGGTACTGCAAATGTGAAAGGTGGTGGTAATAATGTTACTGCAACAGAAAACATGTACTATGATGTATTGCATACTTTAGTACCTAATATTATTTATCCTAAGACAGGAATAACATCTGAAATATTTAGAACTAGTACAAATACACCACAGGGTACTTCATCAAGTTATTCAAGAAATAATACAAGTGAAACAGTTATTCTAAACGATAATAACTTTATGACTACATCTGGTATAGTTGCATCTCAGATAAATGAAACAGATAATATGTCATCTCAGAAATCATTTAAATTAGAATTAGATATGATATCAACATCTGATTTTGTATCACCAATTGTTGATATAGGTTCTATAGGTGCAAATACAGTCATGAATAGAATTAATCATGTAAGTTCATCTAGTGACCTTTCAGCTAATAATACATTTATAGACCCAACAGAACCAGAAGGTGATAACAACGCTGCAATTTATTGTACAAGATTAGTACAATTAGAAAATCCAGCATCACAACTCAAAGTTATTTTTGATGGATTTAGACCAAGTGGTGCAGCCGATGGACAAATAAAAACATACTTTAAATTATTGAAATCAGATAGTACTCTTCCACCAGAAGAATTAGGTTGGACAGAATTTGCAACTACAAATGTACCAGATGCAGATTCAAGTAAGTTTAGGTCATATGAATATGATGCAGATAATCTAGAAGAGTTCATAGGATTTTCAATTAAGATTGTGATGAAGAGTAAAGATACTACACAACCATGTGGTATCAGAGCATTTAGAGGACTAGCACTTGCCTAAGATTAAAGGAAAAGAACATCTTGTCAAGGATGAGTTTAGTAAAGCAGTTATAAATACTGATAAGAATGCTTATGCATTATACAAAAAAAGACAAACTATAATGCAAATGAAAAACAACGAGATACAAGAACTAAGAACAGAAATGTCGGAATTAAAAGTAATGATGACACAAATATTGGATAAATGTAATGGCGAAGAATGTAAGTAATAACGATACCTTAGAAGTATTAAGACAGTCTTATAACGACCTCGTAGATGAGGTTGGTGGAATAGGTACACTTAGAACAAGTCAAAAAGGTTCTTTAGTAGATTCTATTAATAGTATTATTGACCAGTATTTCTTTTTCCAAGACTTTGAATATAATGGTTCAGATGGTTCAAGTTCAAATAGAACATTTAGTGGTGCAGATAACTTTGGTGAAACACTACAGTATTCTGTTAACAGACTATTAGTATTTAAGAATGGTGTACTACTTAGAAGTGGTACAGACTATTCTGCAACCAATGGTACAAGTATTACCCTACAATCATCAGCTGCAAACTCAGACATTATAAGAATTACATCCTTTACAGGTTCATACGAAGGTGTTGCTGGTGCAACTCAAGGTGCAGTAACACAATGGACTAAGACTGGTGCTGGTTCTATTTACAATCA